ATGGCACTGAATATACCATTCAGAAATGTGTACTATCGTTTTGCATCCAGTTACTCATTTCTCTTTTTTATTTCCTGGTCGCTGTGGTGGTCGTTATACGCTATTTGGCTGAAAGGACATCTAGGGTTGACTGGGACGGAATTAGGTACACTTTATTCGGTCAACCAGTTTACCAGTATTCTATTTATGATGGTCTACGGCATCGTCCAGGATAAACTCGGTCTGAAGAAACCGCTTATCTGGTGTATGAGTTTCATCCTGGTCTTGACCGGACCGTTTATGATTTACGTTTATGAACCGTTACTGCAAAGCAATTTTTCTGTAGGTCTAATTTTGGGGGCGCTCTTTTTTGGCTTGGGGTATCTGGCGGGCTGCGGTCTGCTTGATAGCTTCACCGAAAAAATGGCACGAAATTTTCATTTCGAATATGGAACAGCGCGCGCCTGGGGATCTTTTGGCTATGCGATTGGCGCGTTCTTTGCTGGCATATTTTTCAGTATCAGTCCCCATATCAACTTCTGGTTGGTTTCGCTATTTGGCGCTGTATTTATGATGATCAACATGCGTTTTAAATATCAGGATCAGCAGTGCGTAGCGGCAGATGCGGGAGGGGTAAAAAAAGAGGATTTTATTGCAGTTTTCAAGGACCGAAACTTCTGGATTTTCGTCATATTTATTGTGGGGACGTGGTCTTTCTATAACATTTTTGATCAACAGCTCTTTCCTGTTTTTTATGCAGGTTTATTCGAATCACACGATGTAGGAACGCGCCTGTATGGTTATCTCAACTCATTCCAGGTTGTACTCGAAGCGCTGTGCATGGCCATTATTCCTTTCTTTGTTAATCGGGTAGGGCCAAAAAATGCATTACTTATCGGTGTTGTGATTATGGCGTTGCGTATTCTTTCCTGCGCACTGTTCGTTAATCCCTGGATTATTTCATTAGTGAAGCTTTTACATGCCATTGAGGTTCCACTGTGTGTCATTTCCGTCTTCAAATACAGCGTGGCAAACTTTGATAAACGCCTGTCGTCGACGATCTTTCTGATTGGTTTTCAAATTGCCAGTTCGTTGGGGATTGTGTTGCTTTCAACGCCGACTGGAATACTTTTTGACCATGCAGGTTACCAGACGGTTTTCTTCGTAATTTCGGGTATTGTCTGCCTGATGTTGTTATTTGGCATTTTCTTCCTGAGTAAAAAACGTGAGCAAATGGTGATGGAAACGCCTGTACCTTCTGCAATATAGACGTAAACTCTTTCCGGTTGTTGTCGATAGCTCTATATCCCTCAACCGGAAAATAATAATACCAAAATGCTTAGCGCGGCTAATAATCGCCTAATCCAAACGCCTCATTCATGTTCTGGAACAGCCGCTCAAATGTACTCAGGATACGCGGTTCGCTGATTTCCAGGAAATTGTCGTAATTCAGCGACCTGTCCCGTGTATCACGGGCCTGCTAATCCATCAAGGAATGCATTGCGGAGTGAAGTATCGAGTCAAGCCAGATTTCGCGATCAGGATTCTGTGTGATGATTACATTGCCAGGCCCGGGGCTGTTTAGTCATCGCCGCACAGTGCTGAGATTTCAACCTGTTGCAGGGAAAATGAGTAGATTTAGGGCAAGTGTGCTGCCAAACCCAACTTTTACGCGGGGAAGGTAGATTTCGTTGGAAGGATAAATGGTGTCCCCTGCAGACATCTACTTGAGGCAGCAGGGGATTGATTGGAATGGTGTTTTTGAGATATGAGAAATATTTTACCCGCTATTTTACCCATTGGCGCGGCTTAAGAGCTTATTTTTGAATTCACAATGGTCACGATATAACCATCTTGCTCGCCCGTGGATAACTTTGGCTTTTGGCAGGTCGCCGGACTTAATCCGGTCATAGATGAAGGTTTTACCGAAGCCAGTATCAGCCATGATGAATTTCAGATCAACCAGTGAATCAGGTTGTAGTTCGTGTTGCATGAGTGCTATCTCCGAATAGGGAATCGAACCTGCAAATCAGGCAATAAAAAACCGCATTGATGCGGTGATGGTAGGTCTGGATATCTTGATAAATGAAAATGCCTCATTGAGAGTGAGGTGGTGTGATTTCTTTATTTCCACTCTTAATGTTTGTCAGTGAATGGTTTCTCCATCTCCATTAATGCCTTATTCATCTCATTTCGTAACTCTATAGCCATCCTGACGGCTTCAACTTGTGCAGGATGTCGGTTAATTGCTGGAGAATATCGTCGGGAGCGAAGGATTGAGAAAACAAAGATAATGCAAGCAACTATCTGAATTGCATTGCATATTATTGATACAATGTGAATTGCAGCCATCTACTACCACCAAAAAAAACCGCCATCAGGCGGCTTGGTGTTCTTTCAGTTCTTCAATTCGAATGTTGGTTACGTCTGCATGCGCTATCTGCGCCCATATCATCCAGTGGTTATAGCAGTCGTTGATGTTCTCTGCTTCGATAACTCTGTTGAATGGTTCTCCATTCCATTCACCTGTAACTCGGAAGTGCATTTATCATCTCCATAAAAAACCGCCGTAGCGAGTTCAGATAAAAGAAATCCCCGCGAGTGCGAGGAATGTTATTGTCTTTTCTTCGTGCATTTGTCGCACTTTCGGCACCATCCAGATAGGCACATCCGTCCGCAATTAACACATATAGGCCACATCATTTTTCCTCTTTTGGTTTATGAATCTGAATGGTCATGCCGCTTTGAGTGGTGACTACAATGACAGAACCAGGCTGAAGACTGTTAAGATTGAATGCTTCGTAAAACGAATCCAATGCCAGTGCTTTTTTATTCTTTCGGTTCCACCAACGCCATCCCTTGCTACAGGCTACACTGACAATCCACTGTCCACTCCTGTAAGCCATATAAAACCAGATGAGCAAAACCTGAAGGAAGGCTATCCAGTCAATAATCGTATATTTCGCGAAGGCGTCCATTACTTCACCTCCTGTGGAGTAGCCTTTACAAGCACTGGTGTAAATCCATCTTCATTAAGGTTATGAATATAGGCTTCTGTTCTCCTGCGCTCTTCAGCGTTTAATATTGTTTCTGGATCATAAACCCATACTTTCATTCGACTATTCCATGAAGAAATCGCTTCAGATCTAGTTCGTTTTTCTGATCCTTGGGCACCACATTTGCATGACACATAGCGCATTTTCCCTCTGATACTGAATGAGTATCCGATGTTAAGCACAGTGGAACCACAGAATGGGCAGCGATATAGATTCATAAATCATCCACCTTAGGCGCAGCTGAGACAGCAACATTCCAGAACTCAGAAAACATATTGTATGCACCAGATAGATTGGAAGTGGCATACCCTCCAAGCTCACTTCTAATCTGAACGGCTCTCATCATTTCCGGCGTTAACTCCTTCGGCACCATAACCCAACCATCCGGAGTTACCGGCACTGGCTTGGCGGTATAAAGCGGTGTTATATCTGCCCGAAAATTACATGCTTTATGCAGACGTACCCACCGTTCGACTTCTGCTTTGTCAGAATACATACCAGTGAACGTGTTATATTCACGGTCAATTTGCGTGAAGGTTACCTTCCACGCCACCGGCTCTGCTTCCAGCGATGCCAGCGCAATCCGCGCCAGTTCTTCCGCTTCTTCTGCTGGCAGTACAACGTTGCTACCAGGTCCGTATGTTTCGCGCCACTGCTTGATTGTCAGCAGTCGCTCTTTGGTAATAGTGGTCATTTGTTAATCCTCAAAACTTTATGCCCGGGCGCAAAAGCACGCGTTTTGTCTTTGCTTATTCGCCAGCCATCCTTGCGCGCCTCTTTTGCACAACCAGACCATGACGTACCGATATACTCACCGAAGTCTGGCACTGGATATACACCTTCCGTACACTGGCGGCAGTCACAATAGAGATGCATGGTGTAACTTGCGGCAATAGCCATATCACTCTCCTTTAGTACGCAAGTGGTTTTTCCAGCGGTTTTGCGCCGCGCTGGGCTTTTTGCAAAAACCACAATCCATCATCCCGTAATGTTTCATTAACCCCACCCGTCGGTTGCTGAGTCTCACCCACTGCCAGACGCCAGGAGCGTTTCTGCGAACTAACAGAATCTTTGCTTTACGGTTGTTGGTTGCCATATCACTCTCCTTTGATGCGAATGCCAGCAAGCCAGTTTCTTATGCCGATATATTCAGCGTTCCTGAAACCGCCATTTACATATATAAATGGCAAGCGAAGATTGTGACCATTGACTGCCAGGTAGTCTTTACAACCCTGTTCGGTGAAACAGCAGGTAACGAATTCATCAATATCTTTCACAGCAACGCGCCGCCATTTTTCTGGTGGCTCTCGAAAGTTTTCGTGAAGTAGTTCGAGATGACGACTTTGGCGTTTATTGGCTTCATTGCCATCTTCATCAACCCAGACAATCCGGTCATAGTCATAATCAGCATCAACAACGATTTCGCGCTTTTGATACACACAAAACATAGGGTCTGACGTTATTCGATTATCCTGTGTTCGAATATTTTCACCGATGATGCCAAACGAATCTGGTGCAGATTTTGTCTGCAACTCTTCGATACGTTCAGCCATCGCAGCACACTCTTCAAAGTTGCTTAATGCTTTTCGCTCCCATTCGGCGCATTGTTTTTCCAGTTCTGCTATGCGCTTACTTCCATCCGCTATTACTCCCTCGTAATATTCACGCTGCTCGTTGAGTTTTGATTTTGCTGCTTCAAGCTCAACGCGCAGCTTCCCTACCGTTAGCGCAATATCCTCGTTCTCCTGGTCGCGGCGTTTGATGTATTGCTGGTTTCTTTCCCGTTCATCCAGTAATGCCAAAGCAATCTTTGGATTAAAGGCAGCAATAAATTCAGCGTTGTTTTTCAGAACGTGTTGCGCAATGGCCTGACTACTTAGCCTGACTTCATAACCACGTGCGCCACGGTGTGGTTTATATGAGTCCCAGTCACCCCACGTTGCTTTCTCTGCCTTTTCACGTAGTGCCTGATAGTCAATTCTCATACTCGCCATCCTTCACAGTTGTAATCACGACAGCCTTCAAAATCATATGGGCTGTACTGCCAGATAATTTTTCCGCAATGCGGACAATTCCATCGCACTTTCCCGCTTCGCGACTTCTTTCTTCTGTTTTGCTTTTTCAACCAGTCAGGCATGATCAAACCTGCGCCCTGAACCATTGTTCTGCGGTTAAAATTATTGATATTGAACGTCCGGCGCTTTACTGCATCAGTGATGGAAAATGGCAACCAAACTATTCCTGGTTCGTTTTTGTTGGCGACGCTAAAGATGGTTGCTTTACTGAAGTCATCGGTTGGAAATCCACCATGTTGAAGCCAGTAAACATCGTTGCCGTTCCATCTACCTTTTATGTAGGCTACATATTCAGTGCAATCTGACTCAATCAGGCTTTCTGTAGGGATGTACTGGCAATCAACGTGCCACACTGCCATTGCATCCACACTATCGGCACAAACAGGCTGATCTATATCTCGCCCACAATTCCAGGCTTTTTGGGCTTCTTCCAGCGTGTAAACATGAGCGCGATCGATATCAGAACTGTAACCATTGCCGTTATGGCAATGGAATGAAGCGTTATTACCCACAGTTTCACGCGAGCACATCATGTAAAAACGGTTGCTCACTGGTTGCCTCCTTTGCGCCACATCGCATTCAGATATTTGTTTTGATTCACTGATGGAAAAGAATTTCTCTTAAGCAATTCCTCTCTCGATGGCATTGGCTTTACGCGTTGGCGAATAATCATTTCTGCCGGAAGAATGCCGGGATTGTATGCAAGTCCTCTCATGGTAAATTCCTCTTTGTTAATTTATTCGTATGCCTGCTCTTTCTTCATCGAGTTTTTTTAGCTTGTATCGCATAGCTCTTACTGAATAAATTGAGCGGCAGGTTGCAATTGCTATTTCTTCTGCGGAGAACTTACCGAAAAGTGATACTTCGGCTCTTGTCCAGCGTCTTCCACGAAGTCGGCTAACAATGTCAGCGCCAATCCTTGTTGCTTTCGCCATTACTGCTTTTTCAGTCCTTTCCAGTTTTTCAGCGATAACTTCAACTGGCATTGTTGCCGCCACTTCGCGCAAGAAATCGACTTCCCATTTCTCCCATGGAGTCTTTTTCATAGGCGATACCGTTATTTGATAAGAAGTGAAGGTTTCCCAACTTTGAGTTGAGCGCCGGGGATATTTATTCCTGCTTTTAGTTGGTGTTTGATTGCCAGTTTGTCGGCTTTAATTGTCGTTTCAAACTCAACGTATTCAGGAGGAAGGGCGCTTGAGTCGATGATTTCTACAGTTTCTGACGGTTTGCGGATTGTTACCTGGTGAATACCTGCTCTAATCTTTTTCTTGCCAACCATTTCAAGCGATGACGCTATATACGCCATAATGCTGCCAATCTTATTTTGAATTACTGCGGCTCGCTCATTCAGTGACTTTGCCTCTTCCTTGAGGCGTTCAGCATAACCAGATTCATTTTTAATAATGGCAAGAAGTTGCTCTATTTTATCGGTAAATTCTCCTTCCATGCCTTCTATTGTGTCAGCAATCATCTCTGGTTCTAAATCTGAATCCATCAATTTTGCGTATTCATTGGCAATTTCATACAGTTTGCTCATTGGCAACCTCCAGTTTCGCTTTGCATTCTATGTAAATGGCTTGTACGTTCTGCTGCAATTTCATTCCATATGTCAGGCGATATGCTTCTGCAAAATATCGCTTCAAATCATCCATGTTTTCTGCCTGAGCCATTTCATCGCAAAGAAGTTGTGCTTTATCCATTATTTCCTGCTGGCGTTTCCGTTCATCTTCGCGGATATCTTCCTCTGATTTGTGCGGCATAACTGGTTCGGTCCACACGCCTTCTTCTTCGTTTAGTACGTGAATAGCACTATCAAGGCGTGATGCCTTAGGCCAATACTTGCTTGCACGCTTTACGACCGTCTTTCGCGCCATCTCATTCCAGAATGTCTTCCACGGTCCATTCTTTGCCTTGCTCGTTGCTTCCACAGCTTTAATTTCTGCCAGACTCATTTCTTCAGTGAGGTAGTCACCATCTGCTGTTTTAACCGTACAATAACCACCAACAATAGAGCCTCGTTCACCAAATGCGTTGTATTTGTGGGTTGGTGCTGAATCAAGGCCGTTTGATTCATAGGTGTCGTTTGAGTACACCAGTTTGCATTGCCCCCACTTAATTGATCCTGTCGACTGTGCAAGGTGAAGTAATCCCATATAGCTGATATCAAGGCAAACCATGCCGTCGCGCGGAACTAGATAAGCAAGTTTGCTGGCCGGGTTTAAGGTGATGCCGATCGCCGCAACATTGATGATGGCGTTCTGTGCGCTGGTTGGATTTGCCAGTGCCGTTTTAGCCAGGTAATCATTTTTCTGGAAATACTGAATTGCAAACTGGCTTTCCTTAGCCCATGTCACCGTCTGTTCAGTCAATGCTCCGCAGAATAACTGCTCTTGCTGTTTAACGAATTCAACGATATTGCTCATGCTGCTTCTCCATAAATATGTCTGCGTTTGAATATTGCGAAGGCATATTCAGCCTTAACTCTTTCGGTTATTGCATCCCAGAACCATTCAGCGGCTTTTTCCTGATAGTTACAGTCATCATCTTCCAGCCAGTCGATAGCGTCCTTAGTGTGTTCATCTGGTTTATATGAGCGAAGCATTTCGCTTATTGGGTCGCAACGTTTGCATAGGCGATCAACTTCACTGTTGATTCGTTCGTAATCTTCATCAGTAAAACTTGCGATTATTTGCGATATTTCACGCTTATCATTCAGAGTCAGAATCATCATCTTTCTCCTGTTCTTTGTGCTGATTGAGCATTTTGTTCATCTGACGAATGAATTCTTCGTCTGACCAGTTATCTGTAAAACTCATTTCCTGCGATACCACGGAAGGTTGATAGCTGATTTCATCGCTTTATTTGCTTCAATCCACATTTTGGAATCACCAATAAATCTGGCTATTACTGCTTTGTTCTGTGCAGCACGAAGCATCTGGTGATTGATGGCTATTTCATTGCGCATAACGCCTCCAGTTGTTTCTTTGCTGCTCTGATTAATTGTTTAACTCGGCGTGATAATTCAGATTCGTGCGGGTAGAAAGCGGACATGACGCCGCTTCCCGCATAGCTGAGTTGCATCATGGGGAAGTTCCTTGGTTAGTTGTGATTACATTACGATTGAACACTTGAATAAATGCTAACTAAGATGCGGTAATTAAAAGTCGTTTATTCGGTGGCTCTTAGTTTTTTTACATAATTCATGCAATAGGTAGGACTGCAATCTCTCCAGGTGTTTTTATGCTGCATGCGTTGCGATGGCGGATAATAAGCTACTGTTCCATTCGGAGTTCTGAATATCAGAGTGTTATTTCCTTCCTCAAACTCAACTTCATTGCGCCTAAAGAAAGCCGATATTCTTTCGAAAGCCGAGTCGCGAGCCTTTCGGCGTCTTTCTTTAAGTTCTGGTTTCCAGTCTCGCCAAAATTCACCCATGTCACCCATAAAACACTCCGTCAAAAAAATCGCCCTCACACTGGAGGGCAAAGAAGATTTCCAATAATCAGAACAAGTCAGCTCCTGTTTAGTTACGAGCGACATTGCTCCGTGTATTCACTCGTTGGAATGAATACACAGTGCAGTGTTTATTCTGTTGTTTATGCCAAAAAAATTTTAATCAGCAATAAAATCTTCTGGTAATTTATCAACCAGTTGATGGCTTATTATCAGCCATTTGCCATCCTTCGTTTCGTATGCGTATTTCTGGTCTTTTATCATCAGGTGTTCAGCTACTGCCTTAACTGCCTGTTCGGTGACATCTTCTTTCTTTCCTACCCACATTCCTTTTTCAGTGTTTAATGTTCCTTGAAAAATACGACCGCTTAATGGGCTTGCGCCCATGGTTTTAATTTTCATATAGCACCTTAAAAATAAAGACCACCATCAGGCAGCCTTGTTATTCTGTTTACCAAGTTCTCTGGCAATCATTGCCGTAGTTCGTATTGCCCATTTATCGACATATTTCCCATCCTCCATTACAGGAAACATTTCTTCAGGCTTAACCATGCATTCCGATTGCAGCTTGCATCCATTGCATCGCTTGAATTGTCCACACCATTGATTTTTATCAATAGTCGTAGTCATAAGGATAGTCCTGGTATTGTTCCATCACATCCTGAGGATGCTCTTCGAACTCTTCAAATTCTTCTTCCATATATCACCTCAAATAAGTGGTTTGCTGCCTAATTTCATTTTCTGGCGACCGACACAAGTCACACCCATTTCACTGCGTGGCTTGCTGTACCATGTGCGCTGATTCTTGCGCTCAATACGCTGCAGGTTGCTTTCAATCTGTTCGTGATATTCAGCCAGCACCGTAAGGTCTATCGGATTCAGTGCGCTTTCTACTCGTGATTTCGGTTTGCGATTCAGCGAGAGAATAGGGCGGTTAACTGGTTTTGCGCTTACCCCAACCAACAGGGGATTTGCTGCTTTCCATTGAGCCTGTTTCTCTGCGCGACGTTCGCGGCGGCGTGTTTGTGCATCCATCTGGATTCTCCTGTCAGTTAGCTTTGGTGATTGGATGGCCGGCGCTGAACCCCGGCTAGCTAGACATGCCACGAAATGAATCAGTTGCACCCCCGTCGCTGTGGGGAGACTTGACCAGCAAGTTACATTCGTGTGCGCATCAGCCTGCGCATTCATCCAATCCCAAAGCCTTCTGCTTTGAATGCTGCCCTTCTTCAGGGCTTAATTTTTAAGAGCCTCACCTTCATGGTGGTTAGTGCGTCCTGCTGATGGCTTAAAATTACAAGAAAGATTGTATGTTGTAAACAAGAAATATTGTAAAAAGAGGCGTGAAAAACAAACTCCGTTGTTTTTAAACGGAAAATAGTTTGTTTTTTGGTTATCGAGATTGAGGTGGGAATTACTGGTTGCAGGTTCCGACTACATCACCAACAAAGGATTTGGTTGATGTAAGTTGTTGCATACCTGGGATATTCATTACTTTGGAGTAAAGAGCTTTTTTGTCTGTAGTGATTGACCAGGTTTCAACGGTTATGCCTCCTCCAGACTGGTATTCTCCTACCATAGTGTTCGATGACAAAGCAGTGTATTTCATCTCTGGATAGACGCCAGAAACTGATTCATAAACTGATGATTTATCGCCATTTATTGTTACGTTGAAAACGGAATCTTCCGTGCTGTCTTTTGTAAACTCGTAACGATCGCCATTCATTGCCCCGTACCCGTGCAGGTTTGTGACAATCCAGCATTCAGAATTGGCGCTGGTAGTTAAGAGTATTGAGAGTAGCGCCGCAATCCTGATCATACGAATTTTACCCTCGCTTCCACGACAACACCGATAATCTTGCAGTTCCCGTTGATAGGAGTCATAGGCCATGAAGGATTCAGGCCTTTCAGGTACTTCTGACCGCCATCTATGACCAGTTTCTTGAATGTTGCTTCGTTCGCGTCAGTCAGTTTGGCTACAACAAGGCTTCCATTCACTGGCTCGCGTCCAGTATCTACTAACACCATATGACCTTCAGGGATGCTTTGACCTACAGGTGAGGTCATTGAATCACCTTCAACCTTCAGCCAGAATCCATCGCCTAATAAGTTAACGTCACTGTCATACCATTCATCAATGTCCTTGATATCGTAGGGTTCACAAGCTTCACACCACGAACCAGCTCTAACCATGCTAATCAATGGATATTTCCCTTTGGGCTCAACATGCCCAACAAATCGAACATTCGAATCAGAGGTGCCATTGAGCAGCCAGTCAACACTTACGCCAAGAGCTGACGCAAGTTCTGGTAAAAAGCGTGGTCGCTTAGTTTTACCGTTTTCGAGCTGCTCTATAGACTGCTGGGTAGTCCCCACCTTTTGAGCAAGTTCAGCCTGGTTAAGTCCAAGCTGAATTCTTTTGCTTTTTACCCTGGAAGAAATACTCATAAGCCACCTCTGTTATTTACCTCCAATCTTCACAAGAAAAACTGTATTTGACAAACAAGATACATTGTATGAAAATACAAGAAAGTTTGTTGATGGAGGCGATATGCAAACTCTTTCTGAACGCCTCAAGAAGAGGCGAATTGCGTTAAAAATGACGCAAACCGAACTGGCAACCAAAGCCGGTGTTAAACAGCAATCAATTCAACTGATTGAAGCTGGAGTAACCAAGCGACCGCGCTTCTTGTTTGAGATTGCTATGGCGCTTAACTGTGATCCGGTTTGGTTACAGTACGGAACTAAACGCGGTAAAGCCGCTTAAGACATTCCCGCTCTTACACATCCCAGCCCTGAAAAAGGGCATCAAATTAAACAACACCTATGGTGTATGCATTTATTTGCATACATTCAATCAATTGTTATCTAAGGAAATACTTACATATGGTTCGTGCAAACAAACGCAACGAGGCTCTACGAATCGAGAGTGCGTTGCTTAACAAAATCGCAATGCTTGGAACTGAGAAGACAGCGGAAGCTGTGGGAGTTGATAAGTCGCAGATCAGCAGGTGGAAGAGGGACTGGATTCCAAAGTTCTCAATGCTGCTTGCTGTTCTTGAATGGGGTGTCGTTGACGACGACATGGCTCGATTGGCACGACAAGTTGCTTCGATTCTCACCAATAAAAAACGCCCGGCGGCAACCGAGCGTTCTGAACAAATACAAATGGAATTTTAATAACATCCAACGAGGTAATTATATGCGAAACAAAGGCTTTAATCCACCTGATACACACAAAGAAGTTAAGCGTTTGCGCTTCCTTCGTTCCATTGATGAAAGAACTCAAATCTCTTTTGTGAAAGTTGCCAGAACTGAGCTTCTGAAGGCTGAGGCGAGGGCGTTGCTCCCGTCTCTACCAAAAGAGGAGGGATATACGTTCATTCCAAACGCATTTCTGGAAAAGCTTCTCAAAGAAGACATATCCGTAAGTCAGTTTAACGATGTTCTTAAGGTCTTTCGTCAAGGCAGGTAGTTATGAGCAATACAGCAAAAATCTACGATTTCAGCGCCGCACACGAGCGCAGGAGCAACAGGATGGAGAACCAGAAAACTGGTTACATTCCGTTGTACCGGAGCATTCTGAAACAGTCATGGGCGAAAGATGTTTATCTTCGCACCCTGTGGGAAAACATTCTCCTGAATGCCGCCAGAAAGCCATACAAAGCGAATTTCAAAGGTCATGAATGGCATCTGCAACCCGGTCAACTGGTTGTGACAGCAGCTGATTTAGGTCTTCAGTTATGCGACAGACATGGCAAGCCAGCAAGCCGTGATCAGGTTGAGCGGATGCTTCAGGTTTTTGTGAAAGAGGGGATGATCTCCATTGATGGAGAGAAGCAAAAAGGTCGTGTGATCACCATCACAAATTACCATGAATACGCTCAAAAAATGGACAATTCACCCGCACATGAAGCCGCACAAACAACCGCACATGATGCCGCACATGACGAAGCCAGCAATGGCTCGGCTTTCAGAGTACATGCCGCACATGAAAGCGCACATGAAGCCGCACAAACAACCGCACATCATGAACAAGAAGGTATTAACAAGAATATAAATAATACCCCCCTACCCCCCAATGGGGGCGGCGATGGGCAGGTTAAACCTGAACGTCGCAAGGCAGAACGAATCGACTACGAATCCTTCCTGAACGCCTACAACACCGAAGTCGGTGACAGACTTCCACACGCTGTTGCGGTCAACGAGAAACGCAAACGCCGCCTGAAGAAAATCATCCCGCAACTGAAAACGCCAAACGTGGACGGTTTCAGAGCGTATGTCAGGGCGTTTGTGCATCAGGCCAAGCCGTTTTACTTCGGAGACAACGACACGGGCTGGACAGCTGATTTTGATTACCTGCTGAGGGAAGATTCGTTAACGGGAGTTCGGGAAGGGAAGTTTGCAGACAGGGGGATTGCATGAAACAGGATATCGAAGCGAGCGTTATCGGTGGCCTGCTGATTGGTGGATTAACACCAACCGCCAGCGACGTTCTGGCAACGCTGGAGCCGGAAGCGTTTTCAATTCCGCTCTACCGGAAAGCCTTCGAGGTTATCCGCAAGCAGGCGCGAAACAGAAACCTAATCGACGCGCTGATGGTTGCCGAGGCGTGCGGAGAGGAGCATTTCACGTCAATCCTGATGACCAGCAAGAACTGCCCGAGTGCCGCAAACCTGAAGGGATATGCCGGAATGGTCGCGGATAACTATCACCGCCGTCTGGTGCTGGAAATCATGGATGAAATGCGTGAACCAATTCAGAGCGGAACCATCGACGCATCGAGTCAGGCGATGGATGAACTTGTAAAACGTCTCTCAGCTATCAGAAAGCCCCGTGACGAGGTTAAACCTGTACGGTTAGGGGAAATCATCACTGACTACACTGACACGCTTGACAGGCGTCTGAGGAACGGAGAAGAGTCAGATACCCTGAAGACCGGAATCGAAGAACTTGATGCCATCACCGGAGGGATGAACGCGGAAGACATGGTGATTATCGCTGCTCGTCCTGGTATGGGGAAAACCGAGCTGGCGCTGAAGATTGCCGAAGGTGTTGCAAGCCGCGTTATTCCTGGTTCTGACGTCCGGCGCGGAGTGTTGATTTTCTCGATGGAAATGAGCGCATTGCAGATTGCAGAGCGGAGCATTGCCAACGCCGGGAGGATGTCGGTTAGCGTACTGCGAAATCCTGCATCGATGGATGACGAAGGCTGGGCGCGTGTTGCTAACGGCATGAGTCAGCTTGCAGATTTGGATGTATGGGTAGTCGATGCCTCGCGGTTATCGGTAGAAGAAATTCGCTCAATCGCAGAGCGGCACAAACAGGAAAATCCAAACCTGTCACTCATCATGGCGGATTATCTTGGCCTGATTGAGAAGCCGAAAGCAGACCGCAACGACCTCGCAATTGCTCACATCTCAGGAAGCCTGAAGGCGATGGCGAAAGACCTGAAAACGCCTGTTATCTCCCTAAGTCAGCTTTCGCGCGATGTTGAGAAGCGACCAAACAAACGCCCGACAAACGCAGATTTGCGTGATTCAGGAAGCATTGAACAGGACGCAGACTCAATCATCATGCTCTATCGGGAAGCGGTATATGACGAGAATAGTAGCGCCGCGCCATTTGCTGAAATCATCGTGACGAAAAACCGTTTTGGCTCGCTTGGTACGGTTTACCAGCGGTTCTGTAACGGACACTTTGTTGCATGTGACCAGGATGAAGCCAGACAGATTTGCACAGCATCAAATGCACCTGCTGCGCGTGGCAGACGATATGCACAAGGGGCTGACGTATGACCATCTACATCACTGAGCTAATAACAGGGGCTATTTACACAGTAGCCCTTTTTTATTGGATTAAGAGCGAGGGGTAAGTACCGATGGTAAATGCATTTATTTGTAGTTTATTTCTTGTCGCGATTTTTCATGGATTCCTTCTGATGATGAGTTTTGTTCTCTGGAATAATGGATATCGCATATTGGGAGTAGGTTTTGTTTTACGGTTTTCAGTTGTCTGCGCGTTGCTACCGATAATTATGGCGACTATCAAATATTGTTGGTAACCCAAAAAATCATCGATGGAGAGTGATATGGACGAATCAAGAAAGCAGTTTTTGGAGTTCGCGAAAAAGCAAAATTTAAGCCTTGCATATGGTGATTGCGGGTATGTTTATTCATCCACGGAAATGGCATGGAGGGCATGGCAGGCATCTCGCGCAGCTATTGAAATAACCGCGCCAAAGTTTATCGACAGCAGAGAAGCATTATCCAAAGGGTTTACTGTTGATTATTCCAATGGCTTCGGTGATGCAATGGATGCTTATGAGGAAAACATCCGCGCTGCTGGAGTCAAAGTGAAGGAGTAACGATGAAGCAAACAATCTTCCTCCGAACTAAGCAACAACAGCAAGCCGCAATCAACGCCATCCTCGCAACACCACTCGATAAAGACAAGCCAGTTACCATCCGCATTACTGACTACAAGCGCAACCTTGACCAGAACGCAAAATTTCACGCGATGGTCGCAGATATCGCTAGGCAAGTTCAGTGGCGCGGCAAATGGTTAAAACCAGAACAATGGAAGGTTTTGTTGATAAGCGGTCATGCAGTGGCAACGAAACAGGAAGCTGATGTTTTACCCGGGCTTGAAGGCGAATGCGTCAACATTCGCGAAAGCAGCGCGCAGATGAGTGTGAAGCGTATGGCAAGTCTGATTGAGTACACGACAGCATGGGCTATTGGTCAGGGTGTCAGATTTACCGACAGGAGGTACGAATGAGACGACAGCGACGAAGCATCACCGACATAATCTGCGAAAACTGCAAATACCTTCCAACGAAGCGCTCCAGAAATAAACGCAAGCCAATCCCAAAAGAATCTGACGTAAAAACCTTCAACTACACGGCTCACCTGTGGGATATCCGGTGGCTAAGACATCGTGCGAGGAAATGACAATGGATTATTCACAGTTAAGTGATTTTGAAATTAACGTGGCGGTATTCGAAGCCATTCATAACGGATCACCGGATTACAAAGAAGGTGAGAATGGCGATATGGTGTTTGTCTCATTTGAGGGAGACATTGTGAACGGAGACGCAGTTGAAGTAGAAGTTGAGCGCGGATCCTTTAACCCATGCGCAAACCCAGCAGACGCATGGCCGATTATTGATGATAACAGAGTTAACATTCTCTGGGACTGGAACGAAAGCGGTTTGCACGGTGCTTCTGCCAACCCTATTTGGGTGCATGAGCATGAAAATGTTCTCCGCGCCGCCATGATTGTCTTTCTCATGATGCAGGACGCCAATAATGCTTAGCCCATCCCAATCCCTTCAATACCAGAAAGAAAGCGTCGAGCGGGCTTTAACGTGCGCTAACTGCGGTCAGAAGCTGCATGTGCTGGAAGTTCACATGTGTGAGCACTGCTGCGCAGAACTGATGAGCGATCCGAATAGCTCAATGTACGAGGAAGAAGACGATGGCTAAACCAGCGCGAAGACGATGTAAAAACGAAGAATGTCGGGAATGGTTTCACCCTGCATTCGCTAATCAGTGGTGGTGCTCTCCAGAGTGTGGAACCAAGATAGCACTCGAACGACGAAGCAAAGAACGCGAAAAAGCGGAAAAGGCAGCAGAGAAGAAACGACGACGAGAGGAGCAGAAACAGAAAGATAAACTTAAGATTCGAAAACTCGCCTTAAAGCCCCGCAGTTACTGGATTAAACAAGCCCAACAAGCCGTAAACGCCTTCATCAGAGAAAGAGACCGCGACTTACCATGTATCTCGTGCGGAACGCTCACGTCTGCTCAGTGGGATGCCGGGCATTACCGGACAACTGCTGCGGCACCTCAACTCCGATTTGATGAACGCAATATTCACAAGCAATGCGTGGTGTGCAACCAGCACAAAAGCGGAAATCTCGTTCCGTATCGCGTCGAACTGATTAGCCGCATCGGGCAGGAAGCAGTAGACGAAATCGAATCAAACCATAACCGCCATCGCTGGACTATCGAAGAGTGCAAGGCGATCAAGGCAGAGTACCAACAGAAACTCAAAGACCTACGAAATAGCAGAAGTGAGGCCGCATGACGTTCTCAGTAAAAACCATTCCAGACATGCTCGTTGAAGCATACGGAAACCAGACAGAAGTAGCACGCAGACTGAAATGTAGTCGCGGTACGGTCAGAAAATACGTTGATGATAAAGACGGGAAAATGCACGCCATCGTCAACGACGTTCTCATGGTTCATCGCGGATGGAGTGAAAGAGATGCGCTATTACGAAAAAATTGATGGCAGCAAATACCGAAATATTTTGGTAGTTGGCGATCTGCACGGATGCTACACGAACCTGATGAAAAAACTGGAGACGATAGGATTCGACACCAAAAAAGACCTGCTTATCTCAGTGGGCGATTTGGTTGATCGCGGTACAGAGAACGTCGAATGCCTGGAATTAATCACATTCCCCTGGTTCAGAGCTGTACGTGGAAACCATGAGCAAATGATGATTGATGGCTTATCAGAGCGTGGAAACGTTAATCACTGGCTGCTTAATGGCGGTGGCTGGTTCTTTAATCTCGATTACGACAAAGAAATTCTGGCTAAAGCTCTTGCCCATAAAGCAGATGAACTTCCGTTAATCATCGAACTGGTGAGCAAAGATAAAAAATATGTCATCTGCCACGCCGATTATCCTTGTGACGAATACGAGTTTGGAAAGCCAGTTGATCATCAGCAGGCAATCTGGAACCGCGAACGAATCAGCAACTCACAAGACGGGATCGTGAAAGAAATCAAAGGCGCGGACACGTTCATCTTTGGTCATACGCCAGCAGTGAAACCACTCAAGTTTGCCAACCAGATGTATATCGATACCGGCGCAGTGTTCTGCGGAAACCTCACATTGATTCAGGTACAGGGAGAAGGCGCATGAGACTCGAAAGCGTAGCTAAATTTCATTCGCCAAAAAGCCCGATGATGAGCGACTCACCACGGGCCACGGCTTCTGACTCTCTTTCCGGTACTGATGTGATGGCTGCTATGGGGATGGCGCAATCACAAGCCGGATTCGGTATGGCTGCATTCTGCGGTAAGCACGAACTCAGCCAGAACGACAAACAAAAGGCTATCAACTATCTGATGCAATTTGCACACAAGGTATCGGGGAAATACCGTGGTGTGGCAAAGCTCGAAGGAAATACTAAGGCAAAGGTACTGCAAGTGCTCGCAACATTCGCTTATGCGGATTATTGCCGTAGTGCCGCGACGCCGGGCGCAAGATGCAGAGATTGCCACGGTACAGGCCGTGCGGTTGATATAGCCAAAACAGAGCAGTGGGGGAGAGTTGTTGAGAAAGAGTGCGGAAGATGCAAAGGTGTCGGCTATTCAAGGATGCCAGCAAGCGCCGCATATCGCGCTGTGACGATGCTAATCCCAAATCTTACCCAACCCACCTGGTCACGCACTGTTAAGCCGCTGTATGACGCTCTGGTGGTGCAATGCCACAAGGAAGAGTCAATCGCAGACAACATTTTGAACGCGGTCACACGTTAGCAGCATGATTGCCACGGATGGCAACATATTAACGGCATGATATTGACTTATTGAATAAAGTTGGGTAAATTTGACCCAACGATGGGTTAATTCGCTCGTTGTGGTAGTGAGATAAAAAGAGGCGGCGCTTACTACCGATTCCGCCTAGTTGGTCACTTCGACGTATCGTCTGGAACTCCAACCATCGCAGGCTGAGAGGTCTGCAAAATGCAATCCCGAAACAGTTCGCAGGTAATAGTTAGAGCCTGCATAACGGTTTCGGGATTTTTTATATCTGTGTAACAGGTAAGAGCATTCTCCCTTATGGGGCTTGGCTTAAATGCACCGAGTGCTCTTATCGTTGTGGCAGCACAACGATAGTTTTCGTCAGAGTTGGCGACTTTGCGGTTTTTTAGAAACTGACCACAAAGATAAATGCAAACGATGATGTTGTTCTGATGGCGGCGTAATAGCCTGTAAGTCAGCAAGGTCTTCCGACTCCTTGTAAACAAATTCGGCGCACTGGCCCGGTGTGATTAATAATGGGCACACAACAGGTAAGAGCATTGCGCGCCTGACGAGTCCATGAGGGACGAAACGCATTAGCGTCGCGCGGAGTATCCCCAGCCGGGGAATAACTGGATACCAGGGGAGACAACCCTAAGCGCATTTACGAGCGTGTTTAGGGCGTGGGTCGGCAATGACTCCCTGTGCAGCCGACATCTGGCCCGGCAACATACAGTGCTCTTTCCGTTGTGCTGAATTAAGCGAATACCGGAAGCAGAACCGGATCACCAAATGCGTACAGGCGTCATCGCCGCCCAGCAACAGCACAACCCAAACTGAGCCGTAGCCACTGGCTATCCTGAACTCATCAGTGATAGTTATGCTGCGGCCTTCTACGCATGACCTTCGTGAAAGCGGGTGGCATGAGGTTGCGCTAACAACCTCCTGCCGTTTTGCCCGTGCATATCGGTCACGAACAAATCTGATTACTAAACACAGTAGCCTGGATTTGTTCTATCAGTAATCGACCTTATTCCTAATTAAATAGAGCAAATCCCCTTATTGGGGGTAAGACATGAAGATGCCAGAAAAACATGACCTGTTAGCCGCCATTCTCGCGGCAAAGGAACAAGGCATCGGGGCAATCCTTGCGTTTGCAATGGCGTACCTTCGCGGCAGGTATAATGGCGGTGCGTTTACAAAAACAGTAATCGACGCAACGATGTGCGCCATTATCGCCTGGTTCATTCGTGACCTTCTCGACTTCGCCGGACTAAGTAGCAATCTCGCTTATATCACGAGCGTGTTTATCGGCTACATCGGTACTGACTCGATTGGTTCGCTTATCAAACGCTTCGCTGCTAAAAAAGCCGGAGTAGAAGATGGTGGAAATCAATAATCAACGTAAGGCGTTCCTCGATATGCTGGCATGGTCAGAGGGAACTGATAACGGACGTCAGAAAACCAGAAATCATGGTTATGACGTCATTGTAGGGGGAGAACTATTCACTGATTACTCCGATCACCCTCGCAAACTTGTCACGCTAAACCCAAAACTCAAATCAACAGCCGCCGGACGTTACCAGCTTCTTTCCCGTTGGTGGGATGCCTACCGTAAGCAGCTTGGCCTGAAAGACTTCTCTCCCAAAAGCCAGGACGCTGTGGCATTGCAGCAGATTAAGGAGCGTGGCGCTTTGCCGATGATTGACCGCGGTGATATCCGTCAGGCTATCGACCGTTGCAGCAATATCTGGGCTTCACTGCCGGGCGCTGGTTATGGTCAGTTCGAGCATAAGGCTGACAGCCTGATTGCAAAATTCAAAGAAGCTGGCGGAGCGGTCAGAGAGATTGAGGTATGAGCAGAGTAACCGCGATTATCTCTGCTCTGGTTATCTGTATCATCGTCTGCCTGTCATGGGCTGTTAATCATTACCGTGATAACGCAATCGCCTACAAAGAGCAGCGCGATAAGGCCACATCCACAATCGCTGACATGCAGAAGCGTCAACGTGATGTAGCAGAACTCGACGCCAGATACACAAAGGAGCTTGCTGATGCTAACGCGACTATCGAAAGTCTCCGTGATGATGTTTCTGCTGGGCGTAAGCGGCTGCAAGTCGCCGCCACCTGTGCAAAGTCAACGACCGGAGCCAGCAGCATGGGCGATGGAGAAAGCCCAAGACTTACAGCAGATGCTGAACTCAATTATTACCGTCTCCGAAGCGGAATCGACAGGATAACCGCGCAGGTTAACTACCTGCAGGAGTACATCATGACGCAATGCCTTCGATGATAGCGATAATTTTACTCATCATCCTTCACATCTGGCTCTGTAGACAGGATGGTGATCACTTCTGGAGTGAATCCAGATTAAACATCTCATTGCTGATGCTTGATATTGAGCATCTGGCGCGCGGTAAGGGGCTGCGTTGAGATAAGAGCCAGTCATTACAAACACCAGGATTTAGCCTCGCATTCGCGGGGCTTTTTTACATCTGCAGTAAACCGCGCATCGCAGCGCGTAACAATCCCGAGTCTTTCAGAAAGCTGAGCCTGAGAATTGCCGTGTATGGTGGCGACCATCTCGGGGGCGGCTTTTCTGTGCGAACAGGCTCATCTTTCTAAAAGGTAAACGCTATGAATAACTTTGTTGAAATTACCTCAAGAATTGGTCGCATGTACCAAGATTTTCTTATAAGTGGAAAGGGGTCTGGCGACATCATAGAGGAAATTGACAAGCTAAGTGCAGAGCTGAGAAGGAATGGGTGTGTTAATTCTATCTTTTTTGAAACTTTGCTAAAGCAAGGCTTCATGTTTGACATGATTAATTACAACAAAGTCGCACCCAGTGCTTCGCAAAAATCATATGTGTACGTTCTGCATGCTGAAGATAGTGGGCTAACAAAAATAGGGTTTAGTCGCAGAGTTAATAAACGGATTTCAGAGATATCTCGCATGAGTGGTGGGAAGCTAAATCTAATTGCAAAGATTCCGGCCGATAGAGAGCTTGAAACCAAATTGCACCAAAAATATTACAACTATAGGTCGCACGGGGAGTGGTTTAGTCTCAATCGTTGTCATTTGAAAGAGCTAAAAGAAATGCCTGGTAACGAACTGAAATAATCCCCAGACTCACCAATTAACGGCAGTACAGCGAAACAACCCAAGCCAGTAAGTGGGGAAATAACACTGGCAGCCACTGAAAGATGAACCTCCTGCCTTATGGCAAAAAAGATTCTTTGTGGTGGCGGACTGATGGAAAGACATCGGTTATTGCAGAGGCCATTCAATGAGTGGTCTCGACAATGGCTTATACCCTACACGGGATAACTTAACTGATATCCCTTTTAACGGATAAACGGAGCCAACAATGGCAGAGATTATTCCCATGACTGAAGAACAGAAATTCCAGTTAGAGATTTACAAACTGGTCATGAACCAGAACGCAGCCGCAGAGGAAGCATTTCAGTTCATTGGCACTGACGAGCTGAAGCTTGAGCTATTCAAAATTCACTTCCAGTCATGCGGCGCTAATTCGGATATCACGATCCGCACATTTGAAGCGGTGCGTAAATCGAAGGAAGCGTTAGACCTGTTCACTACCGGAGCATGATGCTCAACCTGAAATAACAACTAAGTGAGATGAATATGGCAGCACCAAAGGGCAACCGATTTTGGGAGGCCCGCAGTAGTCATGGGCGAAATCCTAAATTCGAATCGCCTGAGGCGCTGTGGGCTGCTTGTTGTGAATACTTCGAGTGGGCTGATGATAACCCGCTATGGGAGGGTAAGGTATTTTCATATCAGGGAGAAATAATTAAGGCTAATGTCCCTAAGATGCGAGCCATGACTATTTCAGGATTGTGTACCTTCCTTGATATCACCAGACAAACATGGGGAACCTTCCGGTCAATGGAAGGTTTTTCTGACGTCACATCACGAGCGGAAGACATCATCTACGACCAGAAATTCTCTGGCGCAGCCGCTGACCTTCTCAACGCTAACATCATCGCCCGTGATTTGGGCCTCAAAGAGCAGTCGCAAGTTGAAGACGTGACACCTGATAAGGGAGATCGCGATAAGCGACGCTCTCGTATCAAGGAGCTATTCAACCGTGGAACTGGACGCGATTCTTGATAACCTGAGCGACGAAGAGCAAATCGAGTTGCTCGAGCTACTCGAAGAAGAAGAGAACTACCGGAACACACACCTGCTATATGAATTTACGCCATACAGCAAACAGCGTGAGTTCATCGACGCCGGACATGACTACCCAGAGCGATGTTTTATGGCTGGTAACCAGCTTGGCAAGTCATTTACTGGTGCTGCTGAAGTCGCGTTTCACCTTACCGGGCGTTATCCGGGCACAAAAGGCTATCCTGCTGATGGTAAATATGGCGGTGAGTGGAAAGGTAAGCGTTTCTATGAGCCTGTTGTCTTCTGGATTGGCGGCGAGACAAACGAGACGGTAACCAAAACGACTCAACGCATCCTGTGCGGTCGTATCGAAGAGAATGATGAACCTGGCTACGGTTCCATACCGAAAGAAGACATCATTAGCTGGAAGAAGTCTCCTTTCTTTCCGAACCTTGTTGATCATCTTCTGGTTAAGCATCACACGGCTGATGGCGTTGAAGATGGCATTTCAATCTGCTACTTCAAACCATACTCGCAAGGCCGCGCTCGCTGGCAGGGTGACACAATCCACGGCGTGTGGTTTGACGAAGAGCCACCATACAGCATTTATGGCGAAGGTCTTACCCGTACCAACAAATACGGGCAATTCTCAATTCTGACGTTTACCCCGCTGATGGGGATGTCTGACGTTGTTACCAAATTCCTGAAGAATCCAAGCAAGTCGCAGAAAGTGGTCAACATGACCATCTACGACGCTGAGCACTACACAGACGAACAGAAAGAGCAAATCATCGCATCTTATCCCGAGCATGAGAGAGAGGCGCGTGCTCGCGGTATTCCTACGATGGGTAGTGGTCGAATCTTCCAGATACCGGAAGAGACGATTAAGTGTCAGCCGTTCGAGTGTCCTGATCACTTCTACGTAATTGGCGGGATGGATTTCGGATGGGATCACCCACAGGCGCAGGTTCAGCTTTGGTGGGATAAGGACGCAGACACAATCTACGTTTCACGCGTGTGGAAGGCGAAAGAAAAAACAGCCGTTCAGGCGTGGGGAGCCGTTAAATCATGGGCGCATAAAGTGCCAACCGCATGGCCTCATGACGGAAACCAGCACGAGAAGGGCGGCGGTGAGCAGCTTAAAGGGCAGTACGCGGACGCTGGTTTTATGATGTTGCATGAGCATGCGACATGGCCTGATGGCGGTAATGCTGTTGAGCCTGGCATCACTGAATTGCGCGACATGATGCTCGATGGTCGCTTCAAAGTATTCAACACCTGTGAGCCATTTTTTGAAGAGTTCCGCCTCTATCACCGTGATGAAAACGGGAAGATCGTCAAGCTTAACGACGACGTTCTCTCAGCCGTTCGCTATGCATACATGATGCGCCGCTTCGCCAAAATGATGCGCGACATCAAAAAACCAAAAGAGAAAAAGATACCAGCCCCAATCAGGCCCATCGCACGGAGAACTTAAATGGCCGACGAAAACAGACTCAATTCCATTCTGTGTAAGTTTGACGCGGACTGGATGGCGAGCGATGAAGCCAGAACCGAGGCGACAAATGACCTGTATTTTAGCCGAGTGTCGCAATGGGATGACTGGCTATCAAACTACACCACCCTGCAATATCGCGGGCAATTCGATGTTGTTCGCCCGGTGGTCAGGAAGCTTGTCGCAGAGATGCGCCGGAACCCTATCGACGTTCTCTTCCGACCAAAAGATGGCGCTAATCCTGATGCTGCCGATGTGTTGATGGGGATGTATCGTACTGATATGCGCCATAACACGGCAAAGATTGCTGTTAACGTTGGCGTTCGTGAGCAGATAGAGTCCGGCGTTGGTGCATGGCGTCTGGTCACGCAGTACGAAGACAACGACCCAACAAGCAACAATCAGGTAATTCGACGCCTGCCAATTCATGAAGCCTGCTCACACGTCATATGGGACGCCAACAGCAAGCAGATGGATAAGAGCGACGCTAAGCACTGCACGGTGATTAACGCCTTGTCGCGCAATGGCTGGAAAGAGTTCGCAGAGGATTACGGTATTGATCCGGACACCTTGCCATCTTTCCAGAATCCGAACGATACATGGCTGTTTCCGTGGGTATCGAATGATGTCGTCTACGTCGCTGAGTATTACGAGGTCGAAGAGAAGAAAGAGAAAGTCTTCATCTACCGCGACCCGCTGACAGGTGAGCCAGTCAGCTATTACCAGCAGGATATCAAAGACGTCATCGACGACCTGGCTAATCGTGGATTTATTAAGGTAGCAGAGCGCAAGGTGAAGCGTCGGCGTGTGTATAAGTCGATCATCACCTGCACGCAGATACTGAAAGACCGCGAGAAGATAGCTGGAGAGCATATCCCAATCGTTCCTGTGTACGGCGAATGGTCATTCGCTGGTGACAAGGAGTGCTACGAGGGCGTGGTAAGGCTGACGAAAGACGGTCAACGCCTTCGTAACATGATCATGTCGTTCAACGCCGATATTGTTGCTCGTTCACCGAAGAAGAAACCGACCTTCTTCCCTGAGCAAATCGAAGGCTACGAATACATGTACGGTGGAAATGATGACTATCCGTACTATCTGCAGAACAGGACCGATGAAAACGGTAACGACCTGCCGATTGGTCCAATCTCCTACATGGAAAACCCTGAAGTGCCGCAAGCCAACGCTTACATGCTTGAGGCTGCCACCAACGCAGTGAAAGAGGTGGCTAGTCTTGGTGTGGATGCGCAGGCAGCAAACTCTCAGGTCGCTTTCGATACCGTCAATCAACTGAACATGCGGGCAGATCTTGAGACATACGTGTTTCAGGATAACCTGGCTACTGCAATGCGACGTGATGGCGAGATTTATGCCTCAATGGTCAACGATATTTATGACGTTCCTCGTCATGTAACGCTGACACTTGAAGATGGAAGCGAGAAAGACGTTCAACTCTATGCGCAAGTTGTCGATTACCAGTCCGGCAATGTGGTCACACTCAACGACATTCGTGGTCGATATGAGTGCTATACAGACGTTGGGCCATCCTTCCAGAGTATGAAGGAACAGAACCGCGCAGAGATTCAGGAGTTGCTAACCAAGGTTCCGCAAGGTACTCCAGAGTTCCAGATGCTGATGCTGCAATACTTCACGCTGCTTGACGGTAAAGGCGTCGAGATGATGCGAGAGTACGCTAACAAGCAACTGGTGATGATGGGGCTGAAGAAACCAGAAACACCTGAAGAGATGGAGATGGTGCAACAGGCACAACAACAGCCGCAGCAGCCATCAGCAGAGCAAATTCAGGCGCAGGGTATCCTTCTGCAAGGTCAGGCTGAATTGCTCAAGGCAGAGAACCAACAGGCGCAGATTCAGGTTGAAGCTGCCAAGGTTGAAGCTCAAAACCAACTCAACGCCGCGAAGATTGCAGAAATCTTCAACAATATGGACCTCGACAAGCAGGCAGAACTGCGTGAGTACCTCAAGCTCGTAGGTCAATTCCAGCAACAGCGCAGCAAAGATGCTCGCGCTAACGCTGAGCTGCTTCTTAAAGATGCAGACCAGACTCATTCACAACGCATGGATTTCGCGAATCTTATGCGTCAAGTTCAAATCCCCTCCGGCGGAGTAGCCGAGACACCTCAATAAGAGAGAGTTAATCATGGACCAAACCACCGACATTCAGGCTTCTGAAGAATTAACCCTGCCCGGCAATCATGCAGCGGCATCTGCTGATGGCTTAGTTGTCGATAATGCCAACGACAACGCAGGTCAGGAAGAAGGCTTCGAGATTGTCCTGAAAGACGATGAGAAACCAAAACAAGACCCGGCAACTAATGCTGAATTTGCCCGTCGCCGCATCGAACGCAAACGCCAGCGTGAGCTTGAGCAGCAGATGGAAGCGGTTAAGCGTGGTGAGTTGCCGGAGCACCTGCGGGTGAACCCTGAGTTACCAAAACAACCAGACCCTAACGATTATCTTTCCGAAGATGCGCTGGCTAAGTACGACTATGACCAGAGCCGAGCACTGGCTGCCTTCCAGCAGGCAAACAGTGAATGGCAGATCAAGGCTATGGACGCACGAAGCCAGGCTGTCGCCGAGCAGGGTCGCAAAACTCAGGAGTTCACCCAGCAATCAGCGCAATACGTCGAGGCAGCCCGTAAGCACTACGACGCAGCGGAAAAGCTTAATATCCCTGACTATCAGGAGAAAGAGGATGCATTCATGCAACTGGTGCCGCCAGCAGTCGGTGCCGACATCATGCGCCTCTTCCCGGAGAAATCCGCTGCTCTCATGTATCACCTTGGTGCTAATCCTGAGAAAACACGCCAGTTGCTGGCGATGGACGGGCAATCCGCGTTGATTGAACTCACTCGACTGTCAGAACGTTTAACTCTCAAGCCTCGAGCCAAGCCTGTTTCAGAAGCCCCGTTACCTGATGAACCCATTCAGGGACATGCTGTTGCTGCAAATATCTCTGCGATTGAAAAGCAGATGGAAGCGGCAGCAAACAAAGGGGATGTAGAGACATACCGCAAGCTCAAGGCGCAACTGAATAAAGGAATTCGATAATGGCATTAAATGAAGGTCAACTGGTCACGTATGCTCTGGATGAAATCATCGAAACCGTCCAGAACCTGACGCCAATGGCGTCCAAAGTGACAAAATACACCCCTCCGGCAGAATCCATGCAGCGTTCAAGCAACACCGTGTGGATGCCTGTTGAGCAGGAAGCGCCAACGCAGACTGGCTGGGATTTAACTGGCAACGCTACCGGTATTCTGGAACTGTCCGTGAAATGCAACATGGGCGATCCGGATAACGATTTCTTCGAGCTTCGTGCAGATGACCTGCGTGATGAGCGTTCTTACCGTCGCCGCATCCAGGCATCCGCTAAAAAACTGGCGAATAACATTGAGTCAGCAATTGCCAAACAGGCAACTGAAATGGGCTCACTTGTTGTTCACGATACCCGAGCAATTGGTCCATCTACTGGCCTGTCTGGCTGGGATTTTGTGTCTGATGCAGAGCGCCTGATGTTCTCCCGTGAGCTAAACCGCGATATGGGCATCAGTTACTTCCTGAACCCTGACGATTACCGCAAAGCAGGCCGCAACCTGGTAGATGGTGACATCTTCGGGCGCGTTCCTGAAGAAGCGTATCGCAACGGTACTATTCAGCGTCAGATTGCTGGCTTTGATGAAATTCTTCGCTCACCGAAACTTCCGGCAGTTACCAAGTCAACCGCTACTGGTGTAACTGTTTCTGGTGCGCAGAAGTTTAAGCCGCAGGCATACACTCTTGATACCGATGGTAACAAAGAGAACGTCGACAACCGTGTTGCAACGGTGACCGTATCCTCCACCACCGGATTTAAGCGCGGCGACAAAATCAGCTTCACTGGCGTGAAATTCCTGTCTCAGATGGCGAAGAACGTGCTGACTGATGACGCGACTTTCTCAATCACCCGTGTGATCGATGGTACTCACATCGAAATCACGCCGAAGCCTATTGCGCTGGATGACGCGTCACTGACAAAAGAAGAGAAGGCTTACGCTAACGTAAACACCTCTCTTGCTGATACCACTCCGGTAAACGTTCTGAACGTGGCAACAACCACCGCTAACGTGTTCTGGGCTGATGACTCAATCCGTCTGCTGTCTCAGCCGATCCCGGTAACCCATGAGCTGTTTGCTGGCATGAAAACGTCTTCCTTCAGCATTCCTGGTATTGGTGTTAACGGCATCTTCGCAACGCAGGGTGATATCAACACTCTGTCTGGTAAGTGCCGTATTGCTGTGTGGTATTCAGCATGTGCTGTACGACCAGAGGCAATTGGTGTTGGTCTGCCTAACCAGACCGCGTGATAACCAGAGGGAGCTTCGGCTCCCTTTTTTATCTGGAGACAAGCATGACACACATGATCTTTCGTCATGGCGACATGAAGAAGTGGAAAGGCGTTGGCTACGACTTTGAAATCGTGAAAGCCGAAGAGCTTCAGGAATATCTGGATGCTGGTTGGTTTTCACATCCTGATGACCTTTTGAAGGATGTTGCAGAGCCAGAGCCAGAGCCAGAAGAAAAACAGCGTAAAAAGCCTGGTCGAAAACCTAAGGCGGCAGCAGATGAACCTGACAACGAAGGGTGATTTAGTTCTTGCGGCATTACGTAAGCTCGGTGTGGCATCAAATGCCACGTTAACCGATGTCGAACCGCAGTCTATGGAAGACGGCGTCAACGACCTTGAAATGATGATGGCTGAATGGCTTGGCGGTGATGTGTCACCTGGTATCAACGTTGGCTACATTTTTGCTGATGCAGATGTCGCTCCGGATCCGGGCGATGAGCACGGTTTATCAAATAACGCTATCAATGCCGTCATTTTCAACCTTGCCTGCCGCATTGCTCCGGATTATGCGCTGGAATCGTCAGCAAAACTTATAACCACTGCCAGATACGGGAAAGAGCGACTCGTCAAACTGTCTGCAATGGACAGAGCAAAAGCCGCTAAATGTAAGTCCGGTTATCCAAACCGTATGCCTGTTGGTAGCGGTAACCAGTTGGCGAAGTGGAACGGTTGGAATTACTTCCACCGGAAGGAACCTTGCGATGACGGGAGCGAATAAATGCCGATTCAGCAACTTCCGCTTATGAAAGGTGTCGGCAAAGACTTTCGAAACGCCGACTATATCGACTATCTGCCAGTGAATATGCTGGCAACCCCCAAAGAAATCCTCAACAGCAGCGGATATCTTCGATCATTCCCGGGCATTGCCAAACGTTCTGATGTGAACGGTGTATCTCGAGGCGTCGAGTACAACATGGCGCAGAGTGCTGTTTATCGAGTGTGTGGTAGCAAGTTGTATAAGGGCGAAAGTGAAGTCGGTGATGTTGCCGGAAGTGGTCGCGTATCAATGGCGCATGGTCGGACATCACAGGCGGTAGGCGTTAATGGTCAACTGGTCGAGTATCGTTATGATGGCACGGTTAAAACCGTCTCAAACTGGCCTACAGACAGCGGATTCACTCAGTATGAGTTAGGTTCGGTTCGCGACATTACGCGTTTACGTGGGCGTTATGCGTGGTCAAAAGACGGCACTGATTCATGGTTTATCACTGACCTTGAAGACGAATCGCATCCTGACCGTTACAGCGCACAATATCGTGCCGAGTCTCAGCCGGACGGCATCATCGGTATCGGGACATGGCGAGACTTCATCGTCTGCTTTGGTTCATCGACGATTGAATATTTCTCCCTGACGGGGGCAACCACCGTTGGTGCCGCTTTGTATGTCGCACAGCCATCGCTGATGGTGCAAAAAGGCATTGCCGGGACTTACTGCAAAACGCCATTCGCTGATTCTTATGCATTCATCAGCAATCCGGCAACAGGTGCGCCGTCTGTATATATCATCGGCTCCGGTCAGGTGTCACCAATCGCCAGCGCGAGCATTGAGAAAATACTACGCTCCTACACTGCTGATGAACTGGCTGATGGCGTAATGGAATCGCTGCGGTTTGATGCCCATGAGTTGCTGATTATCCACCTTCCTCGCCATGTTCTCGTGTACGACGCATCTTCAAGCGCCAATGGTCCGCAATGGTGTGTACTGAAAACAGGCTTGTATGACGATGTGTACCGCGCTATCGACTTCATTTACGAAGGCAATCAGATAACGTGCGGCGATAAGCTGGAATCGGTGATCGGGAAATTGCAGTTCGATATCAGCAGCCAGTATGGGCTTCAACAGGAACACCTGCTGTTTACTCCACTGTTCAAAGCGGATAACGCCAGAGTTTTCGACCTTGAAGTTGAATCGTCAACTGGAGTTGCGCAGTATGCTGACCGCCTTTTTCTCTCTGCAACCACTGACGGCATAAATTATGGTCGTGAGCAGATGATTGAGCAGAATGAACCGTTCGTTTACGACAAGCGTGTTTTGTGGAAGCGAGTAGGGCGCATCAGGAAAAATGTCGGCTTCAAATTGCGCGTTATCACGAAGTCACCTGTCACTCTGTCTGGCTGCCAGATAAGGATTGAGTAATGGCGGATTCGAATCTCAATGAGCCGGTAATCATCCAGGCTACGCGGCTCGACACATCAGTCCTTCCACGCAATATCTTCTCGCAGTCATATCTGCTGTACGTTATCGCACAGGGCACTGATGTTGGTAACGTGGCTAACAAGGCCAACGAGGCCGGACAGGGTGCTTATGACGCACAAGTCAGGAACGATGAGCAGGATGTGATTCTCGCTGACCATGAGCAGCGAATTTCTGCTGCGGAAGCAACGCTTGTTAATCATGAGGAGCGAATCAGCCAGGCAGAATCAACTCTTCAGGAACATGAAACGCGAATCGCTCAGAATGAAAGCGATATTGCGTCGCTTGATACCAGAGTTCAGTCGCTGGAATCGCAGGTTTCAGACCATGAAACGCGCATCGATGCTCTGGAGTATGCCACTACTCGCAAGAAGTCGGAGGTTGTTTACTCTGGCGTATCTGTAACCATCCCGACAGCGCCGACCAACCTTGTTAGCCTACTGAAAACGCTCACGCCGTCATCCGGCACGTTGGCACCATTCTTCGACACCGTTAACAACAAGATGGTTGTGTTCAACGAGAACAAAACCTTGTTCTTCAAGCTGTCGATCGTCGGGACGTGGCCCAGCGGAACCGCCAACAGGTCAATGCAGCTAACCTTTTCCGGCTCTGTTCCTGACACACTGGTAAGCAGTCGCAACTCGGCTACAACAACCGATAACATCTTGTTAGCTACGTTCTTTAGCGTTGATAAAGACGGCTTTCTTGCCACAAATGGCAGTACGTTAACCATTCAGTCGAATGGTGCGGCGTTTACTGCCACAACTATCAAAATCATTGCGGAGCAGTGATGGAAATAAAGCTCATCGATAATCCGGTGAAGCTTGCAGAATTCCTCAACAACCCGGCAAACACGGGAAATATCGTAGATAGTGGAGATAAATACTACATCAAGCCTGATGCGGTATACCTCGGCATCTACGAAGGATTAGTGCTGGCTGGCGTTCATGAAGTGCGTAACTTCTGGCATAGTGTTGTTGAATGCCATGCGGTGTACGACCCCGGATTCCGTGGTGAATATGCACTGCAAGGGCATCGATTATTCTGCAAGTGGCTTCTCGAAAACTCACCATTCCTTAACAGCATTACCATGGTTCCTGACACCACGAAATACGGACGGGCAATTATCCGTTTGCTTGGCGCTACCCGTGTTGGTCACCTTGATGATGCGTACATGAGTAACGGAAAACCGGTTGGAATCACCCTCTATCAATTACCTCGTTCAAAATATGAGGAGCTATTAAATGTTAGTACTTAGCGAAAGCTTCAAGAATAAATTGCTTCCCATGAATGGGTATATGAAAGGCGGCAGCGACTCCGGATCTAAAGCCCAGGCACGCGCAACTGAAAAGGGCATCGAACTGCAGCGTGAAATGTGGCAAACGAACATGCAGAACCTTGCACCGTTCACGCCACTCGCTAAGCAGTACGTATCACAGTTGCAGAATCTTTCCTCTCTTCAGGGGCAAGGTCAGGCGCTTAACCAGTATTACAACTCTCAGCAGTATAAAGACCTTGCAGGGCAGGCACGCTATCAGAGTCTGGCAGCAGCAGAGGCAACGGGTGGATTAGGCTCTACAGCAACAGGAAACCAGTTAGCAGCAATCGCACCTACACTCGGTCAAAACTGGCTGTCAGGTCAGATGAACAACTACAACAATCTGGCAAACATTGGCCTTGGTGCTCTTACAGGTCAGGCAAACGCTGGGCAGAACTACGCTAACAACGTCAGCCAATTGTATCAACAGCAGGCGGCAGCATCTGCGGCTAATGCGAATAAACCATCAGGATTTCAGAGTGCCTTGGGTGGAGCGGCGGCAGGTGCAGCTGCAGGTACTGCAATCATGCCTGGTTGGGGGACGGCAATTGGTGCTGGCGTCGGTCTTCTTGGTTCACTTTTTTAATGGAGGTGTCTCTTGGCTACATGGCAACAGGCTGGTAATTCAGGCGCGCTTCTTGCCGGGTTAGGCGGCATGAACTCCAACGCTCCAAGAGCAAGTGATGCAGACGCCACGCTTGCATACATTCGACAGAATAATGAGATGGAGCGTTCAGGACGTAATAACGTTGGCTTGCAGGCTTTGCAGGGTATTTCATCTGTCATGGATATGTATAAGCAGATGGATCAGCAGAAGCGGCAGCAAGAGTTTCAGCAGGCTTATGCTGATGCATATACATCTGGTGACCGCGATGCAATGCGAAAACTGGCATCACAGTATCCTGAGCAGTTTGACGCTGTAAGAAACGGCATGAAATTTGTCGATGAAGACCAGCGTTCCACTGTCGGTACACTGGCAGCAAGTGCCAGACTCGCAGCTTCATCTCCAGAAGCCATGATGTCATGGTTGCAGAACAACTCATCTGAGCTTACTCGTGCCGGAGTAGACCCTCTGGATGTGGCTAAAATGTATCAGCAAAATCCACAAGGTTTCACAGAGTTTGTTGATCACCTTGGAATGGCTGCACTTGGTCCAGAACAATATTTTCAGGCGCAAGACAGAATCGTTGGGCGTGAGATTGATCGCGGAAAACTTGCAGAGACAATCCGCAGCAATCAGGCAGGAGAAGCTCTAACAGCTCGAGGTCAGGACATCCAGATACGTGGACAGAACATCAGCGCACAGAATGCTGCTCTTTCCCGTGAAATACAAAGAGCAGAATTACAAGAAAAGGCTCTGGACAGACAGATAGCCAGAGAAAGCAATCAGTTAAAACTTGAAGAGCTAAAACAGAAACAGGCAGATGTTCGGCAAAAGGCTGACATAGCACGCGCTGACAGGCAGGCCGCCGCTCAGGGTGCAGTTGATACGTTCAGCACCGCGCTTGATTCTCTCAACGAGATAGAGCAAAGCCCCGGCCTTTCAAAAGCAGTAGGAATTCGCTCCGCGTTTCCGACAGTTCCTGGTTCTGATGCGGCTAACTTTGAAGCAAGGCTCGACACCTTTAAAGCTCAAACATTCCTTCCTATGGTGCAGTCCCTGAAGGGTATGGGCGCTCTTTCAGATGCTGAGGGTAAAAAACTATCCGATGCGGTTGGTGCCCTAAGTCCCAAAATGAGTGAAAAGGCTTTTCGTGACTCTATCGGAAAGATTAGAAATCAGCTTGAAAGCAAGTTGAGCACTGTTAAAAAACAGTTTGATTATCAGGAGCCGGTGCAGAATATGCCAGGGCAACAATCTACTACTGGCAGTAACTTTTCTTCACTATGGGGTGATTAATGGCTAAAGCATGGAAAGATGTTATCGCCTCTCCACAGTATCAGGCGTTAGCACCAGAACAAAAAGCGCAGGCTCAGGAGCAATACTTCAATGAAGTCGTGGCCCCGCAAGCCGGAGAAAATGCAGAGCAGGCTAAGCAAGCTTTCTATGCTGCCTATCCATTGCCATCTGTGCAGCCAGTGGATACACAGCAACCAGTAGCACAGCAACAACCACAGCAAAGTGGATTTATGTCTGATCTTGGTGAAGCAGTGAAAGAGACTGGTCGCGGACTGGTGCAGGCTGGCGTGAACGTGGCAAACATACCTGCATCAGTTGCAGATGCTGTAACAAGCGCGGCGGCTTGGGCTGGCGGTAAACTCGGCATTGGCGATGGTACATATCAACCAGCGCCACGAGTAACAACGCAGGGATTAGAGCAGGACTTTGGCCTTCAGCAAGGCGCGCTGACTCCACAAACTACAGAGGGCAGGGTGTTTGCTGAAGCATTGCCTTACCTCACTCCTGCTGGCGTTGAGAGAGCGGCAACACAGGCACCAACACTTGCTGGTCGAATTGCTCAGGGGGCAACTCGCCTTCTAGCAGAAAACGCAGTTGGATCACTTGCTGCAAATAGTGCGAAAGATGATGCGGAAGCACTCGCCACCGATTTAGGCGTTGGTGTACTTGCTGGCGGTGCTATTAACGCTGCCGGACGTGGATTAGGTGCTGCTTATCGTGGCGTTCGTGGTGCTATCGCGCCAGAAGCGCAGCAGGCTATCAGATTTGCAGAGCGTGAAGGAGTTCCTCTGCACACCACAGACCTGTTACAACCAACTTCCCGCGTCGGAAAAATGGCGCAGACTACAGCAGAAAATATCCCTCTGGCTGGCACAAGTGGAATGAGAGCAACGCAACAGGAAGCGAGAAGCCAGTTGGTGCAGAGATTTGCTGATAAATTCGGTGAGTATGATCCAGCAGTTGTTATTGACAGCCTTAAAGCGAAAGCATCAGGAATTCGTCGTGCCGCCGGTAATCGACTGGAGCAGGTTCAGAATGCTATGGCTGGAGTAAACATTCAGCCTGCGCGAGCAATTCAGCAGATTGATACAGAAATATCTAACCTGCAGAAGCTTGGTAAGGTTGCTGATAACGAGACTATTTCAAAACTTCAGTCATATCGTGATGAGCTTGTTCGCAATGCTGGCCCTGATGGTCCGGTTAATCTGGATTTGAAGCAATTAAGCGATCTGCGCAGCCAGTTCAGAATGGACGTGAAGGGGGAGCGACCAGTGTTACCAAACCGTTCCGATGCCGCCATTCAACGTGTTTACAAGGCGATGACCGACGATATCAATGGTGCCATTGGTCAGAATCTGGGCAACGATACTCTCCGTAAATATCAGCAGGCCAATGCCGTCTACGCTGACGAAGCGGCGAAACTAAAGAATACCAGGCTGAAGAATGTTCTCATGAAAGGCGACCTGACGCCGGAAGTTGTCAACAACATGCTATTCAGCAAGAACAAATCGGAAATTAAGACGCTGTATAACTCAGTTGGTCGTGTTGGCAGGGCGCAAATGCGCAATGGCATCATTGGAAAGGCGATGGAGAAATCAGGTGGTTCCCCTGATCAGTTCCTTCGACAACTTAACATCCTGCAAAACCAGACTGGCATCACATTTAAGGGGCAGGACGCTGCTTATCTGAAAGGATTGAAAAACTACCTGCAATCCACGCAGCAGGCTGCAAAAGCGGCAGTAACAACACCAACAGGGCAGCAAACCATCCCGTTCATTATCGGGTATGGGACGGCAATGAACCCGGCGACAACTGGCGCAGCGGTAAGCTACGGACTTCTTACTCGCGCCTATGAGAGCGAACCATTCAGAAATGCAATGCTCCGAATGGCAAACACCCCACGCGGATCAACAGCCTTTGAGAAAGCAATGCAGCAGGCACAAAAGGCAATTAACGCTCTGACGCAGGGGGCTAAGTCTGATGCGTTGTCAGAATAGCTTTTCAAACACCAGGAACGTGCAAAAACCAAATATGTAGAACGCGAGGTTTATCGTACCACTCTGCATAGGCGATACCTTTGCTGATTGTTATCTTATGTTACTGCTACTGTTGCATGTGACTGTATTTCCAAACCCTGAATTGCAGTTTGTATATGTGTCAACGCGTGTTGGGTAAGGTTGAGTTATAACAGGCTGGCGCGCTTTTTGCTCGATCGCTTGCATTGTGTTTACAGCCTGATAATTCAATAAAGCCTGCTGGAATGCTTGGCTTTGTGCTATTTGTTGGGCTTGTTCTTGGCTTTGTAATTGAACATAAAGATTCTGAAGCTCAAGTCTTGCCTGTGCGTCACTTATCTTGCCTTCATCGACACCTTGCCCGAGCATCTTTGCAGCAAGGACATACAGCTTAGGTGTTGGTGCTGATGCCATGCGTGAGTCGTTCTTCACACTGGCATCAAGGCAATTAGCCATATCGCTAAGCTTTTGATAGCGTTGTTCGCAACTTGCTTGATAGTCACTTACTTTTGCGCATCCAACCAGCAGAAGCGGGATAATTAACAGTGATTTTTTCATATGGTTAACTCTCCTTAGTTTTTCACAGGATATCATGAAGGCAATGCCATTTTATCCGGAAACTAGATTTCTATGTTTCCTTTTTATTATTGCTATACATGGTCTTAAGCGTTTCAAAAACCATTTTCTTAACCATATCAGATTGTTGTTCTGCCATACGCTCTGCATCGTCAATGTAAACGGATACAGAGCTTTGTTTAGTCAACGATTCTTCAATCGCTGCAATTATCTCTGAGTTCAGCGATCTGTTATTCATCTTCGCACGCTGCTTAATTTTCGCGTGGAGTTCATGCGGAAGTCTCAAGTGAAACTGCGCCTCATCGTATTTGCTGTACATCCTTGATGCCTCACCAGTTGGGTGGAATGGCATCGTAACCTACTGGATAAATACTCAATAGTACCATTTCGGTATGCAATCACATCATGGTTGCATCATATCATTCGTCTGGAGCAATGAAATGTCAGATATCACCGCAAATGTTGTGGTAAGCATGCCTTCGCAACTCTTCACTATGGCTCGTTCTTTTAAAGCCGTAGCCAATGGCAAAATTTATATCGGTAAAATTGACACTGACCCGGTAAATCCTGAAAACCAGATTCAGGTTTATGTAGAGAACGAAGACGGCTCTCACGTTCCTGTTTCGCAACCAATCATCATTAACGCCGCTGGTTACCCTGTATATAACGGACAGATTGCCAAGTTCGTAACTGTGCAAGGCCATTCTATGGCTGTATATGATGCGTATGGTGCACAGCAGTTCTATTTTCCTAATGTGCTGAAGTATGACCCTGATCAGTTTAAGCAGCAGTTAGAAAGCGATGCTGATGGAATGGGAGATGCACTAGTTGCAGTTAAGCAGCCATATATCGGCTCAATAGCTTTAACTCAACATGATAAAAATACCAACTTCATTTCAGCCAAGGATTTCGGTGCAACAGCTGACGGAACTCTGCATCCACTCAGCGAGAAATTCTCCACACTATCAGCGGCGCAGGCTGTTTATCCATTCGTAACATCACTAACTCAGTCTCTTGACTATGCAGGCATACAGGCCGCAATTAATACAGGGCGGAATGTATTATTGACATCTGGAACTTACTTCGTAAATGCAACGATAGAGATGAATTCAAACTGCACAATAAATGGCGAAACAAACAGCAACATAAATAGGCCGGAAACTTTCATAGCAGTAATAGGAAATATAGCTTGTTTCCATTACCACGCAGCGTTTAATACAATAAATATTGAAAATGTCTATATTTTTTACGATGGAGGACGCCCTACATCACCTACTGGCAATGATGGTAAAATTGGCATTCTAATTGATGGAGGAACTACTTCACCAGGCGTTATGCACATTAAAAATGTTGAGGTTGATGGTGCATGGTGGGCCATATATGATGACTCTGGAAATTACCTAACAAAGTATACCCAGGTATGGGCGAGGAGAGTTGCGCATGGTTTCTATAAGGCGAACGGAACGACAATACAGTGGGATACATGTTATGTGCTGGATGCAGCACAGGCATGGTATGTTGTAAATTGCCTGTCTCCTCAGCTAATAAACTGTGCAGGAGACCAGATCACAGTTGACGGGTCGCAATATACATTTGATTCCTCAGGGTTATATTTTTCTGGATGTAAGTGTCTTACTATTACAGGGTATGATGGTGAGTCTAATATAATAAAAAATACAAATGGAATTACTGCGTCGTATATAAAACTTAATGATACTATTGCCCATATATCAGGATTGGCCGGGCATGGAAACTCAATGCAAACAACGGGGAGTGGGACAGCAGCATTTATCTTTGCAACAGGCACAAGCATTGTTAACATAAAATCAAGTACCGATAGCTTCCTTGATAGCGAATCAATAACCTACACTGGCTCTGGATACCCAAACACATTGCTGACAGACTCAACAGCAAAAATAATTGCTGAGGGATGCCGGTTTAAGGCTCCGACTGGTGGGACTCCTGTAATATCAACTTACAGCACAGGGAATGGAGTATTTACTGACTGCTCATTAACTGGGACGCAAACTTCAGGCTCATATGTTGAATCACGAAGCTCTGCAGGTAATCAGTTGCCAGCAGTGTACACAGCGAAAGGAACTCAGGCTGTTGCAGCTAACGTAGCAACTACGTTGTTTGAACTGCCAAATAGCCAAGGGATGTACCTGATAAGCGTTTGGGCAGAAAGCAGTGGAACAAATTTCTCTTCGCTTCAGCTTGCCATGTGGGACGGAACAACACTTACTTTAACTCCGCTTAAGTCAGGAGGGTTGATATCATTTACAGTGACAGGAAGGATTGTAACCATCACAAGCCAGGGAACAACAACATTTAACTGGACATACACCAAGGCAGGGTGATGAAAATGCGCATGGATGCGCTTCTTGTTTACCTTGAAATGTGCTACATTTTCGCAGATGTTCACTCCATATCTGGGAAAGAAATGAAAGGTAAAATCAAGTCTCTTGATGGACTAAGGGCAATAGCGGTATTCCTTGTAATAATAGCCCACGCTACAGGAATATATTTTCATGAGTATGAGGTTATGCTTGGTGGAAGTTCACAGTTTGGCGTTTGGATATTCTTTGTTCTCAGCGCATTTTTGCTAACCAGTAGATTTATTTCTACCGGATTTTCCTGGCGGTCTCTTTTAAGTTATTTCCTTGGAAGAACAATGAGAATCCTTCCGGTGTTCGCAATAGCTGTTCTCGTGTATTCATATTTTGGGTATTTTGATTTGAATACGGCAATCTCAATCATAACGATGAAAGAGGCCGTGCTTCATTTCTGGACAATACCAATTGAGTATAAATTCTACTTCATACTTCCATTCTTTGCGTATGCTGGTGTCGCAATTCAAAAAGTGTACAATGGAAAAGCAGCGGCATTCCTTATTTTCGCACTGGCTGTATTGCTACAGGGATTGTACCCTGCGATGGATAGTGCGTATGGCGGAATGGTGATGTGGTATTTCCCACTGTTTGCTTGCGGAATGATTGCAGCATTTCTCTATCACGATAATTTCCTTAAAATTGGTCAAGAGTTGTCTGATATAGCCTTCCTGTTCTTTATTGTATCAATGCTTATTGCACTGCCTAAAGTTATGTGGAAGTTAACTGGTGGGTTTACTGATGGATGGGTTCTCAACAAATTTATTTTCTATGCGCCAATATTTGGACTCATTGTTCTGCTAATGAGCTATGGAGAAGGTGTATTTGCTTGGGCTCTGTCAACACCGTTAATGTCTTACATTGGTAAATGGAGCTTCTCTATATACCTATGGCACTTCCTGATTCTAGCAATGGGTGTGTGGTACGTAGGAATCAGTTTCTATATGTATATAGCAACGATGGTAGCATCAATCTTAGTTGGGGCGGTAAGTTTTTATCTAATCGAAAACCCAATGGAAAAGCTTAGGCATAAAATTATGGGTATGATTACTAAAATGCAGGATTCCAAAATCACTGAATCAAGCAGAGCATAACCATAACAATCGACCTAAAGAGATCACCAAACTGAGCATGGTTGTAAATTCAACTAACCCAGTGCGTTGACAAAAAATTAGCGCAAGAAGACAAAAAATCACCTTGCGCTAATACTCTGTTACAGGTCACTAATACCATCTAAGTAGTTGATTCATAGTGACTGGATATGTTGTGTTTTGTCGCGTTTTGCAGTCTATTATTTAATCATTAAGTAATCTAATGCTATGATTTTTAAATTATTTATGTGATTTTGTCATCCTTTAGGTGAAGAAGGTGAACGGTATTACACTGTAGATTATTCTGGTGTTACTGGCTTGCTTGTTCAGGTAGCCAGAGAGTCAGACGACAGAATAACAGCACTGGAAGAAGAAAACGCAGAATTAAGACAAATGTTATCTGCAATTGAGGCAGCGCTTGCGTCTAAATAATATTAATGGGCCGAGCGCCCCGTTTTATTGGGTAGGATGAAAATGGATATAACACCCTTACTTCATGCACTTTGTGCTGTGGCTGCGCAGCTACTGATTGGTCATTTTACCGGAAACTGGGCTTACGGTGCGATAGCTGGTTGTACGTTCTTCATTGCGCGTGAACACATCCAGGCAGAATATCGCTGGATTGAAATGTTCGGGCATGGCAAGCGTATGAATATGCCGTGGTGGGGCGGTTTTGATCCGCGCGCGTGGGGTGTGGGAAGTTTGTTGGATTTTTCTTTCCCAATTATCGGATGCTTATTGGTATGGATTCTTGCATCGTAGCGAACACATAATTACAGATGAAACAAAACTGAGACACACAAAGCTTTGCACTGGATTGCAAGGCTTTGTGCTCTTCGATAGTGATTAAGGTGGATCACTCCACCTTTTCATCAATCCAGTCCGCCCACCACTGCATCATTTCTCTGCGCTTATCTAGATACTGAGCATGGTTGTAAATCCCGCGCACAGATCCGCCGTTGGCATGTGCAAGTTGCACTTCAATAGCGTCAGCAGGCCATTCGTGCTCGTTCATAATCGTGCTGAATTCATGCCTGAATCCGTGACCGCTTTCCAGACCCTCATAGCCGATTTGTTTAATCACAAGCAATACCGCGTTCTCGCAGATTGGCTTCTTCTTATCGTTGCGCCCGGCAAAAACAAACTCTGATACTGGTTTGGTGATTGAGCTTAGCGTAGTGAGAAGTTCAACTACCTGGTCTGACATAGGAACCACATGAATTTTGCGTCCCTTCATCACATTGGCGTCAATGGTGATAATCCTGTTTTCAAAATCGACGTTCTTCCATTGCATGGAACGAAGCTCTTTCGTTCTTAGGGCTGTATAGCGTAAAACCTTGGTGGCAATGAGCGATACGATACTTCCTGAAAATGTTGCCAGTGCTTTGTTGAATGCCGGGATCTGGTCTGCAGGAAGAAATGGGAAGTTCTTCTTACGGTATCCTTTCATGGCGTCTGCAAGGTCAGGTGCCGGGTTATATTTAGCCCTACCAGTGACAATAGCGTAACGGAAAACCTCGCCGCATCTTCTGCGGGCCTTGTTGGCTCGCTCCATTGCACCGCGATCTTCAAATCTGCGGATTACTTCCAGCAGTTGCATCGGCTCAATATCCTGAATCTCAAGGCCGCCGATGATGGGTAAAATGTCGTCATCAAACATTTTGGCAAGTTCAGTTGCATAGCCTACTGACCATACTTGCTTCTTGTGCTCGTACCATTCCTTGTAAATCGCACTAAAGGAATTGTTGTTAGACGAAGCCTTTTTCGCTTTTACCGGATCGATGCCAACCGAGATGTCTTTCCTCGCAGTCCATGCTTTATCCCTTGCCTCCTGCAAAGTCATAAGCGGATATTTTCCGACGGTCAGGATTTTCTCCTTACCGTCAATCTTGTAGCGAAGCTGCCATACCTTTTTCCCGGATACAGGGACATAAAGGTACAGGCCATTACCATCGAGAAGGCGGTATGGTTTTTCTTTCGGCTTTGCTGCTTCAATCTGCTTAACGGTGAGCATGGGTAAAAATCCGGTGGGTAAAATTATTTTATCCACTTTTTACCCGTCACGGAGTGCGGCTGTCAACGATCTGACGCGAACCATTACGAACTGTGAATCTGCGGAAGGCTTGATATTCAGGGAATTTTGCGGACTGGTACGAATGGGAGCGAACTGATAAATGGTGTCCCCTGCAGGAATCGAACCTGCAATTAGCCCTTAGGAGGGGCTCGTTATATCCATTTAACTAAGAGGACAATGCGGCATGAGTATACCCGCTAATGCTCAGCGGGGTAAGTACACTGCCGCTCGATTGCTTAAACCCTCGCCATTTATGCCGGGTTTTTATCATTTTTCTTAATGTTTTCCGCACGTTCTGCTTTTTGTCGTGCTTCTGCTTTGCGCTTGTTGCTCATGTCGTTACGGATCTGTGCATGACTCATTAACGCGAATATAAAGGTGCCGCCGCAGATGTTTCCTGCCAGAGTAGGCAGCGCGAAGGGCCAGATGAAATCGCTCCAGTGCAGCGTGCCGTTAAATACCAGATAGAGGATTTCTACAGAACCGACAACGATGTGGGTGGTGTCTCCGAGGGCGATAAGCCAGGTCATTAATATAATCACTACAATCTTTGCCGCACCCGCTGCAGGAAACATCCATACCATAGTGGCGATCAGCCAGCCGGAAATGATCGCGTTGGCAAACATCTCACTGGGGGTGTTCTTCATCACATCCATGCCGATTTTTACAAATGCATCGCGAGTTTCTTCATTAAAGATAGGCATATATTCAAATGCCCACGCCGCAATACCTGTCCCGAGAATATTCCCCAGCAGCACGACGCCCCATAACCGCATAAGTAAGCCGACGTTGCTCATTGTCGGTTTTTGCATGACGGGTAGTACCGCAGTCACGGTGTTTTCGGTAAATAATTGCTGGCGGGCCATAATGACGATAATAAAGCCAAAGGTATAACCGAGATTCTCCAGCAAGAAACTGCCCGGCACGCCTTCCAGTTCGACATGAAATATCCCTTTTGCCAGTAGTGAAGCGCCCATCGACAGACCCGCCGCAATGGCTGACCACAGTAGCGCCATTGCGTCGCGTTCCAGCTCTTTTTCACCATCCTGGCGGATATGTTCATGAATTGCCATCGCCCGGGAGGGGAGTCGGTCTTCATCTATTTCTATTTTTTTGCCGCGTTCTTTTTCTTCGCTCTCAACTTCAATTTCGTCGCTGTGTTGATCAATTTTGTCGTTGTCCATGGTCTCTTCTCTTGAATTAGCACGTATAGCTAAAGCGTAGCGGCTTTTTTGCTCGCAACTGGCGGGAGTTACTCTGAAAATGTAGAAAAGGCTGTGTTTGCCTTTTTCTGTTTCTATAGAATCAAGTAGCCTACAGGGCGTCGATTACCAGGCTATGATCAAATCAGCAAATCAGGGCGTCTGGACATCAGTTGACGTGCTGTTACAATCGCCCACACCTAAACAGGCGGATACGGTATCGTTCCGTCATGGATGGCAAACTGCATAAGCCATAAAAAAAACAGGGAGACATTTATGAAGCTTCGCCTGTCGGCGCTTGCTCTTGGAACTACGCTTCTGGTGGGGTGTGCGAGTTCCGGTACAGATCAGCAAGGGCGTTCTGACCCATTAGAAGGGTTCAACCGCACCATGTACAACTTCAACTTCAATGTATTAGACCCGTATATTGTTCGACCGGTCGCAGTCGCCTGGCGTGATTATGTTCCGCAACCGGCGCGTAACGGTTTGAGCAACTTTACCGGCAACCTTGAAGAACCTGCGGTGATGGTTAACTACTTCTTGCAGGGCGACCCTTATCAGGGGATGGTCCACTTTACCCGCTTTTTCCTGAACACTATTTTGGGGATGGGCGGCTTTATTGATGTTGCGGGGATGGCGAACCCGAAACTGCAACGGACTGAACCTCACCGCTTCGGTAGTACGCTTGGTCATTATGGCGTGGGGTATGGGCCGTACGTACAATTACCGTTCTACGGAAGCTTCACGCTGCGTGATGACGGCGGTGATATGGCGGATGGTCTTTACCCGGTACTTTCCTGGCTGACCTGGCCGATGTCCGTGGGTAAATGGACGCTTGAAGGTATCGAAACCCGTGCGCAACTGCTGGATTCCGACGGCCTGCTGCGTCAGTCGTCCGACCCATACATTATGGTGCGCGAAGCGTACTTCCAGCGTCATGATTTCATCGCCAATGGCGGCGAACTCAAACCGCAGGAAAACCCGAACGCGCAAGCGATTCAGGATGAGTTAAAAGATATCGATTCTGAATAAGAAACAAATAAAAAGGTGAGTCGCAAAACTCACCTTTTTTGTTGTTATCCCTCAATTAGGTGATGCTGCCAACTTACTGATTTAGTGTATGATGGTGTTTTTGAGGTGCTCCAGTGGCTTCTGTTTCTATCAGCTGTCCCTCCTGTTCAGCTACTGACGGGGTGGTGCGTAACGGCAAAAGCACTGCCGGACATCAGCGCTATCTCTGCTCTCACTGCCGTAAAACATGGCAACTGCAGTTCACTTACACCGCTTCTCAACCCGGTACGCACCAGAAAATCATTGATATGGCCATGAATGGCGTTGGATGCCGGGCAACCGCCCGCATTATGGGCGTTGGCCTCAACACGATTTTCCGCCATTTAAAAAACTCAGGCCGCAGTCGGTAACCTCGCGCATACAGCCGGGCAGTGACGTCATCGTCTGCGCGGAAATGGACGAACAGTGGGGATACGTCGGGGCTAAATCGCGCCAGCGCTGGCTGTTTTACGCGTATGACAGGCTCCGGAAGACGGTTGTTGCGCACGTATTCGGTGAACGCACTATGGCGACGCTGGGGCGTCTTATGAGCCTGCTGTCACCCTTTGACGTGGTGATATGGATGACGGATGGCTGGCCGCTGTATGAATCCCGCCTGAAGGGAAAGCTGCACGTAATCAGCAAGCGATATACGCAGCGAATTGAGCGGCATAACCTGAATCTGAGGCAGCACCTGGCACGGCTGGGACGGAAGTCGCTGTCGTTCTCAAAATCGGTGGAGCTGCATGACAAAGTCATCGGGCATTATCTGAACATAAAACACTATCAATAA